GGACACGGCTGGGTGTTAGACCTCCTAGCTGGTAGCTTTGTGAAACAAAAGGAGAACAAACAATGCCATTAGGTAAGAACGTAAGTAAGAACATGAGTGAACTAGCAGCAGATAACCGCAAGAAGGGTAGCGAGCGTGGAGCAGGCGGTAAGCCGCGATCACGCGAGCAGATGATTGCCATTGCCCTATCCGCAGCAGGCAAGAGCAAGCCACGCAAGTTTCGGATGCGGTCTGGTTCGTAATGCAAGTCGAGGCTAAAGATCGCCTCAAGTGGGCGCGCGAGATCCTTTCAATTGCACGCAATAAGCTTGCAGTTGAGAGGGATCGCGCGACTCACGGACGTTCGGTGGATATGATCCAGATCATAACGATGGTGGATGCGGCCAGCTTGGTGTGCAAGGAAGTGGTGGGTGAGGAATGAAAAGCAAGGATGAGTTGGCAATGCAGGTGAGGAAGGAGTGGGATGGTCAGTACTGGAGATGGAGGCTTTGGCTTGAGGCTGGTGGATTTAGGACTGAGATATTTTGCTACAGTAGTGCCGAGGAAGAGTATTTCAAATGCGTCAGGGAATTGGTTGACCACGCCTACCAGATGCAGAGCGTATGAATGTAAAAATACTACAAGGCGATTGCATTGAGCAGTTAAAAACTTTGCCAGACCAATCAGTTAATTGTTGCGTAACAAGTCCTCCATATTGGGGATTGCGTGATTATGGAACTGGAACTTGGGTTGGTGGTGATAGTTCTTGTTCGCACAAACGAGATAGCAAGCAGTCGGACAAGACGCAAACAGGCCACAGAAATCTGGAGGGTGCGGTTGGGGATGGTATATACAAGGACGTTTGCAAGCGGTGTGGTGCTATTCGTAAGGATAACCAAGTTGGACTTGAGCTAACTCCAGAACAGTACACAGATAAAATAGTGTCCGTATTCAGAGAGGTTCATCGTATTTTAAGAGACGATGGGACATTGTGGCTTAACCTTGGCGATTCATACGCATCCTATAGGGATGGCAAGGCAACTCCAGATACAGCTAGGAATGGTAACAATGGAACGCTAGTTGATTCTGGTTTGGCTAAAAATAGAATGGCATCAACTTTCGCTGGCACTAGCGTAAAACACAAGGACTTGGTTGGAATACCTTGGAGAGTTGCCTTTGCCCTACAGGCAGATGGTTGGTATTTGCGCCAAGACATCATCTGGCACAAACCAAACCCTATGCCCGAATCGGTTACAGATAGATGCACTAAGGCTCACGAATATATTTTCCTGATGACCAAGAAGCCTAATTATTATTTTGATAACGAGGCAATCAAGGTTGAGTCAAAGCAGGATTGGGGTACGCGGAATAGAACGAATGGCAAGTATCACAATAACGGAACAGGACTGCAACCTCACAGCGGATTAACTAAATCATACGAGAAGGCAAACAAGAGATCAGTGTGGTCAGTCAATGTGAAGCCATACAAAGAAGCACACTTTGCAGTATATCCTCCTGAGTTGATTGAGCCTTGCATACTCGCAGGATGTCCTGTTGGCGGAACTGTTCTTGACCCATTCGGCGGTAGCGGGACAACGGCACAGGTAGCGGTTGAGCATGGAAGGAATGCTATCCTTTGTGAGCTTAATCCAGAATATATAAAGCTGATAAATAAAAGGATTGCAGAAGCACAGCCGTTACTGCAAATGTAGTGCGAATAAAAAAGGAGAAAACCAAATGAAACTCTGGACGAACAACACAAACTCAATCCACAAAGTCGATGACAATATGCTTCACCCACGCAACACGTACGTCTTGCCCGATGAACTAACTGGGCCAATCTGGGATGATTCAATACCTTGCCCACACAAGATCAAGCCTTACTACAAGGGGCGTGCGATGGGCGGTGCAACAGCCGTCTATCGCGCTGGGGCAATTGGTGACGCAATTATTGCTACGGCGTTCGTCAACTACTTGGTGCAGGAGTCGGGTGGGATTGTGGATGTTTATGCACCCGCACGCAATCTGCCTCTCTACGCTGGGCTGGGTGCAAAGCTGTGGCCGTTGCCTTGCTCGCTGGAGGCGTGGGATTCCTATGATGCACACGTTCCAACTGATGATTTGTTCAGCGGTCAGGTTGGTAACACCAAGCTAGGCACTGGCGGTGGAAACTGCTACCAGCGGATCTACGAGTGGATGGGCGTGTGGGATGAGAAGAAGATGGCGAAGTATTGTAAGCCAGTTCTACATCTCATCGAGCCAGACCATGAAGAACTAAAGGCGATGGGTAAGTTCCCGTTACCAGACCCATACTTTGCCTATCATGTTTCGTCCAGCGGTCCTACCCGCACCTATCCGCCAACGATGGGGCAGGAGGCGGTGCTGGCCTTGCTAGAAGCCTACCCAAAACATCACGCCATTATTATTGGGCTAGATAACTCACATAACTTCAAGGTAGATCATCCGCGAGTGATTGACTTGTTTAATTGCACCAAGACTGTGCGCTCGTTATTCCCGATTATTAGCGGGGCTGACTTCGTTGTTGCGCCAGACAGTTCAGTCAATCACATGGCTGCTGGGTTAGATACGCCGTGTGTGTCGCTATGGGGCAGCTACGATCCAAAAGATCGCGTTTCCTTCTACCCTAAGAACGTATCGATATTCAAACCTGATACTTGTCCACACGCACCTTGCCGTCCGCACGCTGGGTTGCCGCAGGCTAAGTGTAAGGATGCGACGAACCGCACGCCGAAGACTCAGCTATGGTGCAATGCACTACGCAACATCAAGGCCGAAGATATTGTTGAGGCGAGCAAGAAGGCGATGGAGTTGGAGGATAAAACCAAATAACTAACTGGCGATGTGGTACGCAGGGAGATCCTGCGGCGGGGTGTCTGCATAGTGTGTTGTTCCCCTCTTGAATCAGAAGCCAGTTTGAGTTTTAATGAATACAATAACAGCAATAGAAACCGCATTCAATGGGGTTAAGTACAGGTCAAGGAACGAGGCTAGGTGGGGCATATTTCTGAGTTGTCTTGGTATTGAATTTGAATACGAGCCAGAGGGTTATGAAATTAAGACTGGAGATGAAACTATAAGATACTTGCCAGATTTTTTTATACCCAAGTCTGATAGGTTTTGTCAAGATTTGTACCTTGAAATAAAGCCATCAAATACAGATATAATAATATCTGATTATGATGAAAAAAAAGTTGTATTGTTCGCTCGCTATAAACCGATAACAATTCTTGGTTCAATAAATGATTACATAGCCAATATAACCCAATTATGCGGCGTTGATGGCGGTAAATATTCTTATCTTTGGCCAAGCGAAGAAGATCAAACTGATGCAAGCGGAAACAAGGTTTATATTTGTGGTGATTGTGGATATTTATTTTGCGAATGCGAACATTGCGGACGATTTGGATTTCAATTTGATGGAAGGTCTGAGAGAATCAAATGTTGCTCCAGAAATAATGGTCATAAAGTACACAATTTTGATTCTAAAGTTATTATGAAAGCATTGGAAATAGCAAGGGCGCATAGGTTCTGGAAATGACCCCCGCACAACGGCAAGCTGAAGAGATCGTAGGCCAAGTGGATTGGCAGTCCGAGAATCATGGGCTGTGCAGATGCCCAGGTGAGGCTGCACATACCAGCCACACGCGCATCCGTGATACAACGGTGTTCGTAGATGGCGCGCCTACCATCTTCTGCTGGCATACTTCCTGCACGCCGTATCGAGATGAGGCTAACCGCAAGCTGCGCCGAGCTATCTCCACCGACCCGCTGTACAAACCCACCAACATTATGTCGGGTGGTACTGCCACGCCCAAGCTGGTCATCAAGAAAGATCCGCACGCCGAGGTGTTGGATAGGATCAAGACGATTGCTGAGTCAAACAAGCAACGATATTTAACGCATTACAATTGGGACCCAGCCGATATGTACGAGGAGAGTCCAGTTAAGCTGGGCGATCCAGCACAAGACTATCATTTGTTCCTGTCGATGTTTAATGTCGCTGACAATATCTGGATTGGTGATGTCAAGGATAGTGGCAGGCATCCGCAGAACTTTAGGTCAGCTTGGGATTGGAAGAAGTTAGACGAGCCAATCGGGCAGTACACTACTGGCGCGACCTACAAACTGGATACGGTTAGCAGATCCAATGACACCGTTGAGCATAGGGTGTTCTTGGTTGTCGAGTCCGATGTGTTAACCAAGCCAGAGATGGGCGCGGTGTTCCAACTGATGCGTGATTTATTCAGCATGAAGTTACACGCTGTTGTTGATACTGGCGGAAAGAGCTTGCATGGTTGGTTTGAGATGCCACCAAAGAATGAATGGGTGGATCAGTTAAAGGCTTTTCTTATTCCGT